CTGCAATATCGTTCCAGTTATCTGCAACTACTTCGTCGCCTTTGTTTGGATCAACTACACCAAATTTAGGACTAAACTTGTAGCCTCTACCTCTTGCAATACTAGACAATAGTATAGCTCTGTCCTTGCCTGAGTATTGTTCTGTGCCGCCACGTTTAGATCCACGTTGTAGGTCTGGGTTGTCTGTGAACATAAAGTCTGTTTGCACATAGCCTTCGCCGCCTTGTATAGGAGCACGGAAGTGAACTTGGTCGCCTGCATTGTGTATCCAGCCGCCTGTGAACTTGCGACCTTTGTTCATTATTTGGTCTTCTGGAATGCCTTGACTCTTGCACCACGCTGTGAGCTTTGCAATTAATTCTTCTTTGGTTACTTTGTTTGCATCTGTGTTTAGATCTAAGTCGCCTGAACTATTCTTTTCAAATGATCCGTCTGGGTCTGACTTCTTACCTGTAGTACCTAACCAATCTTCTTCATCAAAAGTCAATCCTGTAATCTTTTCAATAAACTGAATTGTTGGATGTACAGCCTTTGTCGGAATACGCTGTGTAAGCGAACCTTCTTCAGTTTTGAAAACATTACCGCCTTCTTTAAGAATCGTCATTCTTTCTACCTTCAATTATTTTGTTTATACTTCTGCGGAATTTGCGAGGATCACCTGATTTAATACTGTTAATAAAACGTCTTTCTAATTCACTTGCTGTATCAAAATCATAAGAAGAATGTATACGGCTCAATAAATTTATTGAACTTTCAATTATATTATTAGCAGTAGCTTCAATAAGATAATCTTTATCTTTGCTACCGTGAACTGTGTTCAGTTCTTCTAATATAGATCTTGTACGTTTTTTCATTTTTTCATTCCGTATAGTAGTATTGCGCATCTATTACAGTATTTAGTGTCTTACAATAATAAATATTTAAAACATTGGAGGGTAATCTATTGTCTATATCTAAAATGCGTTTTGAAGAACGCTCCTTACTATTTGCGAAACTATCACAGATAGCTTATAATAACATCAAAAAGGCAAAAACACAAGCAGAAAAACTAGGTTTTACAGAAGTAGAATTTTACAACAAAGACGGAGCTCAAGCATACCGTTTTGCTAATAAAGACGATATGGTGATTGCGTGTCGTGGTACACAACCAACAGAGTTTAACGACATTAGTGCAGATCTAAAAGCAATGCCTGTAGTAGCAGAGACCATAAGCCGTGTGCATCAAGGATTTAAATCAGAGGTAGACGAGTTATGGCCTATGGTAATGGCAGATCTAATGTCAAAACAGCCAAAACAAAAACTATGGTTCTGTGGACATTCACTAGGTGCAGCAATGGCAACTATAATGGCAAGCCGTTGTTTGTACAATAATAAAGTTCCTGATCCTGTAGAACTATACACCTACGGTTCACCAAGAGTAGGCTGGAAGAAATACTGTGTACATCTTGGTGTAGAACATCATCGTTGGGTAAACAACAATGACATAGTCACAACTGTACCCCTACGTATTATGGGGTATACACACCACGGAACAGAACACTATCTAAACGCATATGGTAATGTAAGAAAACTTACTGCTATGCAAAGGTTCAAAGATCGTATGCGTGGAATTTGGATGGGTCTAAAACACGGCGGAGTAGATAGTTTTTCAGACCATTCTATAGGCAACTACATAACCTATTTAGATCTTTATGCCAAAGGCAAGGAAAATCCACAGCACTAAGACTTACGAATACGACGATTGTATTCTAATGCTTCTTGTAGTATTGACAGCTCAACGTTATCTCGTTGGGCTGTTCTTATGAGTGCTTCTACATCTTTAGGAAAGCAATGTCCGCCGAAACCTCGTTCTTCAGTTACAACACTATGACTGTCGCCTATGCGTGGATCTATCACAGTATAGTGTGCAACTGCACCGTAGTCAACATTTAATGCTTTGCACAAATCATACAATTGATTAAAGTATGCAACCTTTAGTGCAAGGAAACTGTTGCGGGCATACTTGGCAAGTATAAGTGCTTCAGGATCGCAAACTTCTACTTTTACATCAAATATCTTTGCCCAAAAGTTACAGCCTTTGCCTCCCATTAGAATAAGTTCTTGAGAACGTAGGTCTTGTTCTGCGCTATCAGCACGTAGAAACTCAGGAGAAAATGCAATAGTTTTTTCTGGGAACGTGTCAACAAGCATCTGCCAACCTTCTACACTAATAGTTGATTTAATTAGTATAGGAACGTTAGGTGATGATTCAACAACTTCGTAAACGTGTTTCATTTCACAGCCGCCGCCTGCGTTCGAAGGTGTTGGTACACAAACAATTACTGCCTCTGTGTCTTCTGCAATAGGGAAGTTCCAGGCTGCATAAGCTGGATCAACAATGTCTATTTCGTGCGCTTCTTGTAGTAGAGCGTTGTGTGCTTGTCCTACTGGACCGTAACCAGCAATAGTAATATTCATACTTTATATTATACACGAACTGAAATAAAAGTCAAGAAAAAAGGCAGCTCGTCGTTGCTGCCTTAACTTCTTAAATCCCAATTGAGTTAGGAACAATTATCCAATGTATTGCTAGGACTAGTGCAACTGATGCACCCAAGCCTATCATCATCTTTTGGAAGTCTCTTGCTACTAATGGGAATACACTTTTGTACTTCTTCTTGTTCATAAACGATGCAATAGCAAGTTCTCTACCTGCAAGCATACCAACGAATACCCAAGTTGTTGACATTGGAATATCGTTTAGCTCTTTGAAGAAATACAAACACAGCCAATAAAAAAGGTCGATTAATGTAGCCGACCTTACGTATCTTGTGTTGTGTTTTTCTAGTACAATCTGTTGTATCTTACCACCACGTTCTCTAAACATAATGTACAAGCCTACAACAAATATAACACTAATCATTACCATTAGATCTACAGGTATCTGTCTTGGTAGGAACACAGCAATGTTAGCCATATCGTGACTCAACCAAGTCCACCATAGTCCGCCTGTTGCTACCCATTGTGCAACACGCCAATATGCCTTGTGTTCTTCTTTGACAGGTACACTTTCGTCTAAGTGTCTACTCACAACGTACCAAACGCCATAAGCAAATAGTGCAGCAATACCATAACCCATAATTGATTTCATCAGCATCTTTTCTAGCACAAATGTACTTGCGAAAGCACTTAGCACTAGGAAGGATGTTGAAACAGGTACACCTAGTCTTGTTAGTAGAACAAGGATTGCAGGTGCTGCTGCGTGATACCATTGTATTTCTTCCCACGGTATCTTGTTCAGTCGTCCGTAACTGATGTCTCCACCATTTACATACCAGCCATACCACAGTGTTGCAAGTAGCACTGAACTTGCTGCTGCCCATAGTGTTGTGTAGCTGAATCTCTCATTGTTTGATGCCATCCAAGTACCGAGAGTCTGTACTGAATCATTGGCAATAACCGCATATGCGGCAAAGAGGAACCCCATAAGGCTCCATAAGGTGAGTGCGTCCATTTTATTCTCCTCTGCTTGACAGCTTTACCCTGTCGCTCACGTTGGGACAAGCTCGACGATGCTTGTCACTGCTATTTACAATTTTATTTCAAAATGTGTTCCGTACACGGTTTGTTTGTAGCCATAGCCTTCTGTGCCATTGCGTTCTACAAACGGTGTAATCTTCCAGTTGTTCTTTTTATATGTGATGCCCAATTGATCTCGTGAATCAAATTTTGTACCTGCATCTTTGAATGCCCAACGTGGTTGCCACTTCACATACAAATAAAAGTTCTTGTACAACTGCGGTGTATATTCTGTAATAAAACGATAGCGCCAGTGCGACTCTTTGTTATCAAAGCCTCTGAATTCCATCCTGCCTTCTACTGTTAAATCATCTAGTTCTAAAAACGCCCAAGTAAACTTGATGCGATTTTCTATTGATGTTGCCTGGTCCGCATAGCGGTACATAACTTCTACTGGGCCTATCTTGTTGCCTACTTCTACGTGCCAACGACCTTCTCTATGCCTATAGGTATATTCCCAGTCGTTGACTTTTGCTTTGTAATTGTGCTCTGACTCTTCTGCCATTGCACTCATAGAAAAAGCACTGCCTAGGATCACTAGGAGTGCCAACACTTTGCTTTTCATAATAGTTTCCTTGCTTGACGGCTTTACCCCGTCGCTCACAATTGAGTATGAAATCCTATTCATACTGACTTTATTTAAGAAAAAACATATTACATACAGATTACACTTGCATTTTTTGCATATCGCACCTGCAATAATAACAGTTGATTTTTGTCAACTATTCATTTATTATAGTATAAATAGTTAGGAATAGGACAGTATGACTGCACTATTTCAAATCTCCTAGAGCGTCTTCAGCTCTATAAAAATGATGAAGGGCATATCCTATGCCATACAAAGGTAGCGCCGGGAGAGACCGGGGTTGTAATACCTACATTACACATACACATATAGAAACAGGAGAACGTAGCAATGACTACACTTATAACTACGGCCAATTGGATTGGCCTGCCATCTATCGCGGGATGGTTAAAGAAAGTAAGCGTAAAAATCAAAGCAAGAAGACTTGCAAATCAAACTATCAAAGAACTTTCAGTGCTTACAGATCGTGAACTCAACGATATGGGACTTTCACGCTGTGACATTAATTATATTGCTGAAAAGCATTATGATGATATGGTAAACGATAACTTAAAGGGGTGGGTGTAAATGACTGCTCTAACTCACACAAGTTTTTATAATATCACTTGCAAAGTTTGCACTGTAATTAGAAATGTTCTTATTACTATTTTTGTCGGAATGGTTGCACTAGGGGAGAGTGCTGGTAGAGCAAGAGCTGCTGCTGAATTAAGCCGCCAAGGCTATCACGTAGAAGCAAAGCGTTTGATGCTTAGAAAGGATCAAGAAATTGTCTAACTTTATTAGAGGAACACTTGTAATGTTAGGAGTTTTTTCATTCCTTACAGCTCTATTAACTATTAATGCGTTTCATTACGCAGGATTGTTATAAAATATAACAAAAACTCTTGACTGTGATAAATAATGGTGTTACTATACAACACAAGTTACTGTTAGTAACACCACACACATCACACATATGGAGAAAACTATGAACCGCTTACTCGGTAAGTTAAAAGAGTGCGACGGATACTTCTGCGAGCAAGTTGCAATGCTAGGATTAGCACTTGTTACTTTTTCAATAATGTATTTGTCAATCTCGCAAATTACTGCTTGACAAAAGCTAAATACCCTGTTACATTTGTAACACTACACACAGACACACAAGGAGAAAACAATGTCAAAAGTAGAAACTACATACGGTGAAACCATCTTGAAACAAACGCAAGAAATTGCCGATATGTTTAAGCAGGCAATGCCAAAAGTCACAACAAATAAAAATGGATACGAAATCCGCACCAAAGTGCTAGAGATGGCACAAAGCAATGTTTGGCAAGATTATCACGCTAAATTAGGTGCGTATGAAACTTCAGTTACCAAGGACGGTGACGAAGTAGTAACCAAAGTAGCAATGCCAGAAGTACCAGGTGTTGATGCTGTAATGGAAGCTGCGGAGAAGTTTTACGATTTTGTAAACGGCAAGACTAATAAATAAAAGTATTACAACAATAAAAATTTACGGGGCATAGCCCATTAACAAGTACATTTACCAGCAGCCCCTCGTTTAGTTTCACTAGGCGGGGGGTGAATCTTTATGCGCCGTAGGAATTAGGATAATCTGGTTCGTCATCAACTAATAACATATCAAAACAGGCTGTTGTGCTACGGTTGTTGTCCCGTGGTAGAACTCTTATGTCAATATCTGTCTTCTCTGGATAACGGATAGGAAAACTAAAGTTGTATACATATTGTCCGCCGCCAGTGACATCCCAAACGTGTTGGGCTCTAAACAATCCTGTGCCTCCTATGCGGGTATACACATAACCTGAAAAGTCTGCGTCTTTCTCACCTGTGCTGGTCACTTGATATAGATATCCTGTTTTGCCTGCTGGTATAGTATAGATAGCCATTAGTGTTTGATTGAGTTGCGGTCGGATACACAATACCACTACACCGCCTTTTGATACTGAGAGTTTTCCAACATTACTGCCTGTGCTTCCTGCGGCACTTACATA